ACTCCAGATCAAGTAAAGGGACTTACTAAAGAACAATCGAGAGAGCTAGGTGAATCAATGAAACTACTCTGTCCTATTCCTGTTAATCCACCTAAAATAAATACATAATGGGAGCAACTAGTAAAAACTTCAGTGAATCAGAATTAGCCTGTTCTTGCTGTGGGAAGAACGAGATGACTCAGGAAACCGTGGATGCCCTGCAAGCACTTAGGGAATCCATAGGTAAACCTCTTAGGCTGAGTTCAGCTTATAGATGTCCTAAACACAATAGTAAGGTTAGTTCCACAGGAAAGTCAGGGCCACACACTACCGGGAAAGCTATAGATATAGTATGTTCAGGCAAGGATGCATGGGAACTACTTTCCTTTGCTATGATACGAGCTAGTATCTGGAAAGGAATCGGAGTTAGTCAAAAAGGGAAACACGAGTCCCGATTTATTCATCTTGACACAATAGAGGCCGATAATAGGCCGTGGGTGTGGAGTTACTAAATGGCTTATAGCGAGAAGGTTTTAGAGCATTATGAGAAACCACAGAATATTGGTAGTATGGATAGTGGGAGTAAGTCTGTCGGTACTGGTCTTGTAGGTGCTCCTGAATGCGGAGATGTAATGAAGCTCCAGATACTAGTGGAGAATAATAAGATAGTAGATGCTAAATTTAAGACCTTCGGCTGTGGAAGTGCAATCGCTTCCTCAAGTTTAGCAACAGAATGGGTCAAGGGTAAGACTTTAGATGAAGCTGAGTCTATCCAGAATACTGATATAGTAGAGGAACTCTCGTTACCACCAGTTAAAATACATTGCTCTGTATTAGCGGAGGATGCAATCAAAGCGGCAATCAATGACTACAAAGGTAAATATGTGCAAATGTAATCCATGCAAGTGTAACCCATGTAAATGTAAGTAAAATGAGTAAAGCACCACAAGCAACACTAGAAACCCTGCATTCTCAAGTTGCACAAGAGTTACTCCACAGGATAACAAGTGGAGAAGCATCTAGTGCAGACATGAGTAATGCAATTAAGTTTCTCAAAGATAATGGAATAGAAGGTTTAGCAGTTCAAGATAGTCCTTTGGGTGACTTAGTGAATATTTTACCATTTCCTAAGAAAGATGAACTCAGGAAAGCATCCTCAGAGGGAATGAATTGATACAAAAGGTATCATTGGTATACCCAAGTCATTTCCTTTCAATACAGAGCGATCTGAGCATTATTTAAGGTAATTTTATGTACACACAACAATCTGAACTGATAAAAGACTTCCGAAACTTCCTTTTTGTGGTTTGGGAACACTTAGGTCTACCAGAGCCAACACCTGTTCAGTATGATATTGCTCAGTATCTACAAGATGAGGATGAGAAGAGGATTGTAATAGAGGCATTTCGTGGAGTAGGGAAGAGTTATATCACAAGTGCCTACGCATGTCACCAGCTTCTACTAAATCCAGAGATAAAGATACTGGTTATCTCAGCTTCTAAGATACGTGCTGATGACTTTAGTACCTTTACTATGAGGCTGATCACTGAGATGCCTCTGTTACAACACTTGATTCCAAAGGGTTCACAAAGGCAGTCTAAGATTAGCTTTGATGTTGGCCCTGCTAAAGCCTCACACAGTCCCTCTGTTAAGTCCGCAGGTATCACAGGTCAACTTGCTGGTAGCCGTGCGGATATAATCATTGCTGATGATGTGGAGATTCCTAATAACTCCATGACTCAGACTATGAGGGATAAGATTAGTGAGGCAGTAAAGGAGTTTGATGCTATCTTGAAGCCTGATGGGAGAGTTATCTACTTAGGTACTCCTCAAACTGAGATGAGTCTCTACGAAACTTTACCTGAACGTGGGTACAAACCCTTGATCTGGCCTTCTAGGATACCCAAGAACCCTGATAAGTACTTAGGTAGACTTGGCCCGATTGTGGTACAGAAGATTGATGAAGGAGCAGAAGAAGGTACTCCTCTTGACCCACTCAGGTTTGACAACACTGACCTAACTGAAAGAGAACTTAGCTATGGTCGGTCAGGCTTTGCATTACAATTTATGTTAGACACAGCTTTGTCTGATGCAGATAGGTATCCTCTTAAACTTGAGGATCTAATCGTAATGGACATAGATAATGACAAAGCTCCAGAGAAACTAGTGTGGGGTAGATCCAGAGATAAGATTATTGATATTCCAAACGTAGGGCTACCCGGTGACTACTATTATCCTCCTATGCAGATAATAGGTGACTACATAAGTTACACCGGGTCAGTACTTGCCATCGATCCTAGTGGAAGAGGTAAGGATGAAACTGCTTATACAGTAGTTAAGATGCTTAATGGGATATTATATGTCATAGACTTCGGTGGAATAGCCGGAGGATACTCAGATGAGACACTACAAGCCCTTAGTGTGATAGCTAGGAAGTATAAAGTAAACTATATCCTAGTTGAGTCAAACTTTGGTGATGGTATGTTCACTGAACTGCTTAAACCTGTGTTGACTAAGGTGTATCCCTGCACAATAGAAGAGGTTAGACATAGTATACAGAAAGAGAAGAGGATAATAGACACACTAGAGCCAGTAATGAATCAACATAGGCTTGTTATTGACCAGAAAGCTCTAGAGAGAGACTATTCTTCTGTACAACACTATCCTCCTGAAGCTCAAAGCAGATATATGCTTGCTCACCAGATGACAAGGATTACAAAAGACAAAGGTTCTCTTGTTCATGACGATAGACTGGATGTCTTGAGCATGGCTGTGGCATATTGGGTGGAACAAATGGCTGCTGATGTAGATATTAGTATAAAAGATAGGAAAAGTAGGTTACTAGATGAGGAACTAGAGAAATTCTTGGAAAATGCTATTCATCCTCTAGGAATACCTAAAGAACCTAAGTATCCTAACTGGATACATTAGTATATATGGACATTATCGGTAGATACTTGGTACACATGTGTTAATAACTGGTGTATGTTTGTTTGTGTGTGTTACATATGCTTACACATGTGTACCATGTCTATACATATGGACAATTTGGGGAAAAAATGCGAGAGCCTATAGCGTAATGGCTGGTACAAAATTCCCCCATGCGAACCTTTTTTATTCGCACATGCACACAAACTTTTTTAGCATGTACTAACATTTGTTTTTAGCCTGTACACACATGTTCTGTTAGTACATGGGTAGAACATTTGTTAACCTTTGCTAACATTTGTACTTAGCACACTGGAATACATTTGTTAGCACTTGTTAACATTGGTTGTTAGTGTTTGCACATCTATTTTTTTTGTATGAACAAAAGTACACACACGCACACGCACGCACGTACGCACGCACACGCACGTGCACGCCTGATTCCATCAGTAGTTCAAACCTGCTTAAACCTAGCATTATAGCAATTTGCCTTGTAAACTATTGTTTTTACTGGTTAAATCCAAAGGTAAATAAAAAGTAGTAAAAAAGCAAACCTGTAAACTACTGTTTTTACATTGGAATTTAGATCGGTTTGACATTCTATTAAATCTATGCGAGAATAGGTGCAGATTAAATAAAGAATCCCTAAACGATACAGTTTAAACTCTAATATTTAATCTGATTTGACATTTTATTAAATTTGTGTTTATAATAGAGTAGAAAAAATAAAGATAGAGTTTAGAACACTTACAATAGATTGCAACTGTCCTTGAAAGGTACTAGTAAGCAAGTATAAACTAGTTTTTTCTAACTTTAGACTAACATTAAATCAAAAAATGTTATATGGAATACGAGCAAATTGAGTGCGGACTCTCTCTAAATCCGATTGAATTAGTTGATCATAGTGAGTTTCACGACTTGCTAGATTGTAACAACGATTATATTGACAATTCAGACTGTGAGGAGACTGTTTTTGGTTTGAATTGGTAACTTTTATAGTTCTTGGATAATATGAAAACTTATGTACTAGATGGCGTGAAGTACAATGTGCTTCCACCATTGAAAAGCACAGGTACGCCTAAAATGAGTCGTGTCTGGTCAAGAAAAATAAACGTGGCTAGTCCTAAAACTTTGATTAGCTATTCAAGTAGAATGCGGATTGAACGCAAAGCAGGTGGCAAGATTCCATCTATAAATGCAATTTAATAGGCTACTTGACATTTATTTCAAAATATGTTTATAATATAACACAATGAATTAAGCGAGGTTGTTCGTTGTTGTGGCTATATCTTAAAACCTCGTAAACTCTAGCTAATAAAATAGTTATGCAATACGTAAAAAGCGTGGTTGCAGTGCATGGTCAAGATATTACCGCACTAGATATGCAACCGGGTCAATGGATACGCACTGGTAATAATGGCTCAGTTGAGGCCAAAGGTGTATACATGGGCAAAATAGATGCAACTGAAGAACACATTTTTGTGTGGGATACAGGGCAAGCAAGACCGTCATTTCGTAATGAAATGCAACTAGCATCCAAGTATGTGAAAGCTAGTAATGCAGTAAAAGCGTCAATACTCAGGAAGTTATTTGGGTAGTATGATCAAACTAGTTAACTAGAGTACCTTGCTATATTGTGAGGTACTCCAACTGGAAGGACACTATGTATCATAAGCACAATCCGATGGTGCGTGAATATGCTATGAAATCTCCAGCTAATCTAGAACGTGTGATTGCCTTTGTAAGCAGTTCAATACGTGAAAGAACCGATAGGCTACCAATGTACATGACCGAATACCGTAAAGTAGGTGCTAAGTCTAGCTGGATATGGGGCAACAAGCATGCTACCATTGGCTATACTAAAAAGAATCGTAAAATGTTACATACTAACATGGTACGTATAATAAAAGCCAAGAAAAAGGACATGGCATTAGATTTGATAATGCTATTCTTGGAGATACCGGGATTTGGTCTACCAAAAGCAGGATTTTGTGTGCAACTGGTAGCAGGTAAAGCAGGATGTTTAGATGTTCATAACATCAGAAAATATTTACCTGATGAAGACGCTAGGAAAGGAACGCCATCATGGCTACAAACTAGCGGAAACTCAATAGAGACCAAAAGGAAAAAAGCTATAGTCTATCTAGACTTATGTCAAAAGATAGGTGGTGCTAGATTCCTATGGAACGAGTGGTGCAATCATATAGCAAGCGAACCGTGGGCTAAGTATGTATTCCCAACGGGTAACGATGTTTCAGAAGTACACACTTGTATATGGAAGTAAAAGGCAATATGAATGAACGTAAATTAGGTAAAACCTTTACTAGTGCATGGCGTAGACCACAAAACAGGTGGGAACGTAGATTGGCAAGTAAGGGAGTAAGAAAACTAGCTAAAATCAACATTAAAAAGGGGAAATATGAAGAATAATGGAATACAGATAAAGTATTACAGCGTATCTAAAGATGAGCATATCAACATTGAGGATATGGCTAATGAACACTTGGTAAATGTCCTGTATAAACTCATAAAAGATGAGGACTATAGGGCTAACTTTGCACTAAGTTTTGAGGATGGCACTTCCGATACTGGAGAACTCACATTTACATACTTCAGGAAAGGTAGGTAATATGTCTATGTTTTACTGTAGTGGATGTGATCATCTCGTAGACTCTGATGCTACTCTGTTTATAGTAGAAGAAGGCAAGAATGGAGTCGATGAATGGATATGTGAACCATGTCTGGAACGTGACAATCCAGATCATGCCGAAAGGTTATTAATGGAATTTCATGGATACTAGTAGGTGGTTTATAATGTTACCAGATATATTTCACTTCTTCACAATATTTGGACTAGGTGTAATGACAGGAATCTTTATATGTCTTATGCTGATCCTGTTATATTGTTGGGGAGGTGGAGAAATACAGATTAAGATGGTCAGAAAAGAACCTGATGATGATAAGTTTTAGGGTAGGTATGCAAACTGGATAAGCAACCTGACTGTAAATCAGGCGTGTGCACACATTTGTTGGTTCGAGTCCAACCCTGCCCACCAGAATTAAGAGCGTTGAGTAGCTCTCTTAATAGTGGAAGCTCAGTAACCCTATCTTTTACGGACATTTGAGGTAGGTTGAACGCTGAAGCTAACGCTCTTTATATTTTTAGAGGAGGTACAATGTTTAAGTTTATGTTACTAATATTTATACTTTATTCTTACATCTCATTCTATCAAGAGTGGAACACATTTATACTAGCACACATAAGGTAAACATGATATGTTCATACTGTTATAAGACAGGAACAACACCAAAGCATGACGTTAGTCATTGGTGGAACGACTCTGAAGGCTCAGTTTATGTGTGTTCAGATGATTGTAAAGACAAGTTAAAAGGGTTACTAAAAGATGGTAAATGGATGACTCACAAACCAGAGAGAATCTTTGGTAGGAAAGATCCTGACTATGTGAGTCCTAACTTTGGAGCAGTAAAATGAGTAACAAGATTAAACTAGATTGGTACAAACATAAACAGTTTTTAGGTGAGATACTATCAGACTTGGAATACTGGAAGTTTGAGTATGAGGTCAGGCTAGAAAATGGCACACTAATAATCGAGATATATGGAGCAGGAAAATGATTGAAGAAGTACCAGTAGAAAGGATAGAAAAAGCAGTTGATGAGTATGTAGATAAAATGACTGTTGGTGAATTACTAGAGTATGTTTATAGTAATATGACAAACTACTACATTGAAGTAGCAGATTTAGATGAGGCCGAAGAATTTCTCCAAACTGGTAGAGATACCTCAGTATATGTGGAGGCATGGGCATGATCGAATACTTAATATGGAAATACCTCATGTTAATAGTTTTTACATGGGTAACAATAGCTCATTGGGGTGAGCCTCATGGGTTTGACTGGGTAACTTACTAAAGGAGACACATGGAAGATACTAAGACACAATACCACGTATTTTATGGTGATGATGAGGATTATGGTTATCCTTATGTACACAAGTACAATGAACCTGACTCAGATAGAGGAGCAAGTGACGAAGGATGG